TTCGCAATAATCCTTAATATTGTGATCCCAATTTATCTTATCTTCATTAATTACTATAGCTTGCGCTAATTGTTCAGCTATCGATTTTTGTTCTTTGGTAAGAGTTTTCTTTTTATGTTTTTTTCTTAAAAACTCCTCTACTTTAGATGCTAATATTTCGTATTCTTTAAAAGTTGTAGATATTCCTTTCATCGAATAAGAAGCTATAGCTGGAGCTTTTTTATTGCCGCCGCTTGGAGCTACGTTTTTTGTTGATTGCGGAGATTTGGCTCCTTGAGGTCTTCCTGTATTTAGGCCTCCTGCTGCACCAGCGCCACTAGCAACTGGAGCGTATAAACCTTCGTCTTTTAGATCTTTAAATTTTCTTTGAGATTCTAAAGACTCATCAAATTGAGGCAGTCTTCCAGTTTCAATAGCTTGAATTCCTTCTTCAGGGGTAAGAACTCCAAGTTGAACTAGTTGAGCAGACACTCTTTGCCAAACTGAAGGATCTTTAATGTCAATCTCTTCAAAATGAGGAGTTGGGAAGTTTTTAAATCCTAAATTTTTGCATAGTCTTTTAACTTCGGGCATTAAAAAGTCTGTCAAGAAAGCTTGTCTGCCTTGCTCTAGTCTTTGGAAAAATATATTAGTCTTAATGCTTGTGCTAGAGAATTTTTCGTCTCCAATTAATATATTATTTAAGCCCTGTTGGATATCAGTATTTACTACTTCATATTTTTTGGGGTCAAGAATTCCAGCAATATCAGGAATAATGAATTGAGCCTTTGTGGTAAAGTCAGAAACCAATACTTTTCCAACAGATTGATTTTGGAAAAGAGTTTGCATAGCTTCAATATTCTTTTGATTAATATTTAAAGCTCCGCTCTTCAATTCAGAACCCATGGTAATTAAAAGAACAGCTTGTTGAGTTGTTCTTGTCAAAGCCATGTCCATTTTTTTCATTTCCTGCTTCCAGTTAATGTCTTCTAGGACAGGGAATCCCATAGGAACAGAGAAAGGCTCGTAATCTTGCTTCTTATAAAATACTGCAGATACTTGTTTAGTGTCTAGAGGTATTGTTATATAAGCTCCAGCTCCAGAATATGTTTTTCTTTGAATCTTTAGCCTGTTCTCTTCCGTTAAACTCTTTAATACTTCTCTGTCTTCATCTGTTGTTGGATTTCTTAGCCTTTGTAGTTCGTAATCGGTAAGAATTTTATAATAATTACCATTTACAAAAGATATGTTTCCGCCGTATTGAATATCGGCAGGATTCAAAATCATATATTTAGAAGGAAGCTGCAAAGATTCAGAAGCTCCGATTGTCTCAGACCCAAAAACTTGAGTAATCTTAGAAATGTCATCTGGTTTTACTTTATAGTCGAATCTATAAACAAAAACGTTTCCAGACCTATAGTACTCTCTAAAAAACTTGTCTACAAAATTATCTATATTTATTTTCTTAAACAAAGCATCTAAAAAATCTCTCGACTTTTTATTTCCTCCAGTAAAATAAATTTTGCTAGATGAAAATTCTGTCATTAAGTCTATTACATTTCTAAAAGACGAAAAATTGTAATAAGCTTTCTGGCACAAAATCACAGCATCTCTAACATTAAGAGCACTCTTATTTGATACGTTATGAGAATACTTGAAAGGCACTAGACCATAATCAATATTATGGAATCTATCTGTTCTCTCAATGTCGCCAGACAAATTTCTACGAGCGGGAATAGGAGTATTATCCGTTGCCGCAGCAGCATAGGCTGTCATCATTGGCGTAATATCTTTTATTTTAGGCTTTCTCATTTTATAAAATCATTAGATGATTTCCACTGCGGAAAATAGTTCCAGATGGCAAACTGCCAGTCTGATTTTGATTAGGCAAACTAGGAAGTAGTACATAACCAGACAAACCACTAACAACTACTGATTTTCTGCTTGAATGACCTAATATTAAAGTATAATCATCAAAAAGCTCTAACATTGGCAAACCAGCAGAGTCAGCAACGGCCCATAAAGAATTATTAGCTCCAGTTTCGTAATAGCTTACAAAAGTTCCTGCATTACCTACTACAGATGCCATGCCAGAAGCTGCAACTATAGCAATGCTGCTAGGAGTAGTGACGCCGCTAATATTTATTCTTTGATTGTATACAGGCGAATTGAAAATTTTTGTTCCTGTAAAATTAAATCCTGTGCCGCTAACAATATTATTGATAGTTGTGGCATTTGAGGCCGCAGTTATTTGAGAATTTAATAATCCAGAAATGGAATCAGTGTAGCTTTTTAAATATCCACTAGTTGAATCTATTTTTGTGTTTAATACTCCACTTACTCCAGTGATAGTAGTATTTAAATTTCCACTAACAGAAACAATATATCCACTAAGAGCGGTATCGACAGAAGACAAGTAAGATCCAGTACCCATTATTCTCGTCGATAAAGTCCCACTTATATTATCAGCATAATTAATGCAATAAGCTCCAGTGCTAGATATTGTATTATTTAAAATTCCAGAAACATTATTTATTTTTGTATCTAATGTTCCAGTGGCTGCATCAAGAGCAGCGGAATCTAAAAATCCAGAAGGATTAGTGGTCAATGGGTAGTAATTTTCGTCTCCGACTTCAACAAAGAAGCCAGAAAACTCAACTTGATCTACCTGTTTCCTTCTAACCAAATTCGCCATACTATTTAGAAATTACACTAAAACATGACAGGAGTAAAAGTAAATATATTATTTTCTACTTGCTGCTTCATAATGTCATTATAACATTTGACTCCCCAGTTAGCCAACATAAATGCAGAATAGTTATCTTTTCTAGCTCTTGTTGCTGAAGATCCTCTCTTTAAATGTTGTGGCAAATCAAAATTTTGCATACCTCTAGAAGTTGTAGTATATTCTACTAGAGCGCATTGTTTTTTGGTTTGGTAAATGAAATCGTCTTGGTTTTCTATAAAATCTAGATTAGTCCAATCAGCTTTATCTCCAGTGAATATTAAATCTTTTGGCAAAGAGGTGCCTACTACATTGTCAAAGAACTTTTCATTAGAGCAAGTTCTAGAAGCAAACAAAACTTTCTTGTAGTCTATGCAGGCTTGCAGATATTCATTTCCTTTTCTTATGAAGCTAGATGAAAAGACTTGATTAAAAGCTATTCTATGGTCTGACAGATTGTATTGAGACCTAGCATTTCGTAATTCGTTTTCGTGTTCTGTTCCCTCTGACTCAGCATTGAATTCTATTACTTTTATATTTATTTTTGCAGTTTTGAATAACTCAGATTGGTTGCAGGTGTCAATAAATATGTCTGCGCCAGCGTTATCTAATGTGATAGCAACTACATCAAAGTAAGTCATGATGTAGAAAAAATATTTAACGTGATTATTTAAGTTGCCTAGACCAGCGTAAGTATGAACAAGTATTCCTACTCCAGTATCTTCATCTAATTCCATTACAGCTATGGCAAAATAGTCTGCATTTGGAGAGTCGCTCATGTTTGGATCTATGCCAACTATGTATTTCTTTCCTGCATTTCCTTTTATAAGAGTGTGAGGATATTCATCTTTGAGAGTGCATTCTTCCATCTTCTTTGCGCTAAAATAACTGTCTGAACCATCTGTAAATTGAGCGCAATACTCTCTAAGAAAAGCAGAATGAGAAGTGCCGCCGCTTTGAGCTTCTTCAATAATTGTTTTATCTATCATCTCTGGAGGCAAAGCTTCGTAACCTAATTGAGAAACAAAATAAGTAGAGTCTTCTTTTTCTGGCGACGTTATTTTTGTTACCCATTCCTGATAAGTCTTGTAAAGATTCTCAAAAGTATAGCTTGCTGAGGACAAAGCTATCATTTTAGAATTATTTACGAAAACCATTCTATCTTCTTCTTTCATCTTGCCCTCTTTGATCAGCAAGTCTTCCATTTCACGCACATCAATACGTCTTTTCATATCTTGAGGCGCTACAAGGAATGGCATCAAAACGTTTTTGATAATTTCTTCTGGCAAAAGCAAAAATTCATCAAGCACAAGAATGTTAGCGCGGAAACCACGGATCTTTTCGCCACTTAGAGGAATAGCTCTAATAGATCCGCCATTAATATCCCATTCGTAAAGGTCATTTCTTTTGCTCTTGGCTCCAAAAGCTTGCAGCAGCAATTCTGCGCCTTTGTTTTCGCTCATTTTTTCTATATTATTAAATATAGCTCTAGCTGTACGAAATGTTGGGCCAGCTATAAGTATCTTAGTATTAGGTTCAAATATGCATTGCAAAACGCAATATACGCTTGCTATGAATGACTTGGCGCAACCACGGCCCCAGACACACATAGAGAAGTTTCTATTGAACATTCCTTTAAGAGTTATCTCTTGATAAGGAGATAGTTTAATTCCAGTTAATAAATATGTTGTAAAATAAAGATTCTGGCGTAAAAATTTGCAAAGAGTAATCTTAGCTTCTTTGTCTTCTAGCTCTCCCTGAAGCTGCTTAAAGATTTCATTGTAATTCTCCGTCTTTTTTTTGTATTTAGGTGTTTCGTGCCACATATTACAACAGTTTTAAATCGTACATTAATTGTAAGTCATATTTTTTGTATTCTCCATTGCTAAAAAATACTCTTTTCATAACTCTCACGCATTCTTCTCTCCCATCCACAAATAAGAACTGCACATTAGAGTATTTTTGTATAAGCTCTCTAACATTGAAGAATACAAACTCTGGAGTAACTTTAATTTTTTTAGAAACGTAATTTAAATATTGAAAACTAAGGCATTCTTGTAAAGGTCTTTCGACCAATACGATTAGATTAGCTTCCGCTGCTATTGATCTTTCTATTTCGCGGCAAAATCTTTCATAACCTCCACTCATAGTTCCAATAAAATCAGAAATGGATTTTCTTTCAATATAACATTTGTTTTCTGGATCATTGATAGCGTAGTCTCCGAATTTTAAACCCTTAACTTCTGTAGGATAATCAATAATTAAAGGCATTTGTTCTCTGCTATCAATATAAATAGAGAAGCCGTCTTTAATTTTATATTTTAACTCTTCTTTTGGGTATTCGTATTTGTTTTTAAAGCCCATTTCACTACAAAGCTTATAATAATCAGAGAAAAGATTGTGATAATAAGGCAAGGGAGGGCTAGTAATAGAGCGAAGCTCCACTTCAGTAGGCGCATAAGTTAAGTTGTGTTTTTCTTTTCGTTGAGAGAGAAATTTTCTTAAATAATTTTTTTGGCCATCTAAGGTTTGTTCCTTTAGCCATTTTTTCATGGAGTTTTTGTTATTAAAATCATTAGAGAAATAATAATCTTTATTTTTAAAATTTATTAATTCTCCAGTGAGCAAATCATATCTCGGTTCGTGAGTTTGGTAGTATTCTACCATTCTCAATTTATGAGATTTAAGATGCGCATGAAAAGATTTTTCTGTTTCAAATTCTACATTGCAAATCTTACATTTAACCATCTAAAACCTCCTCTTCTGTCAGGCCAAAAATTCTAGCTTTAACATCGTCCATAGAAGACAAGCGGCCAACTTCTCCTTTTAACACTTCTCTTCTCATGTCTGCCATCTTTATCATTTCTTTTCTAGTCTCTTCGTCTTTCCACATCTGGACCAAGTTGAGAATAGATGCATTATCTTTGACTAGATTAGAAAGTCTTTCGCTTCTCTTAACTTTTAGGTCGTTAAGTAGTTTTTGCTGGCGAGTAACACATTGGTTGTACTCTGTTCTAGCAGAAGTTACTGCTTCTACTAGAGTCATTGGTATTTTTGCGCCTGAAGTAATTTCCTGATCTATCTGATCTTGAAGCGTGGCTATAGTTTCTTGAATATTTGAAGAGATTACTACTTCAGTAGCCAAAACTATGTATTGATCCACCTCTTCTTGAGTCAAGTCTGGCTTGTCAAATGTATATCTAATAAAGCTGCTCTCAAATAAATCTCTATCTATAGCATTTGTGTAGGTTTCTATTTGGTGCAAGAATCGATAAGTATGCAAATAAGATATTAGAGCTGTTAGATCTTTTTTTTGCTTTACTGTTAGTTTGTCTTTATCTAACCCATTCAATACATACTTGTTTACTCTTACCAAAGCTCTCTCTTGATTCTTGGGCGGCTTGTAGTCTTCTTGGTCTTCGTCTTCAGAAGGAATAGAGGCAGCATTTATGACTTGTTTGGGCAAAGAATCTAAATACTCCTGTATGCTTCTTGCTTCTATAGACAAGTTTGTTAGCGAATAGTTGTTAAAAAGCTCTCTTGACAACTCAGTAGCTGTCATCATTGAAGCATTATTAGAAATATAATCTTTTTGCTCGTTAGACAATGGTATTCTGTCTTTTGGAGTGTATTCGCTTTTGGTTTTTACTTTTAAATCTCTAGAGGCCAAGAAGTTCTTCACAGCTTTGCCATGCTTGCTTCTGCCATCTATATTAGGAATGTCTGGAAAAACAATTTGAGTCAATTCTTGCAGGCCGGGAGGATCTTCTTTTCTACTATTCCAAGTAGAAATTATAATATCTTTTTGTTCTTGTGTTAATTCTATTTCAGTCATAGGTCTATCTCTCCGTTAGCTAGGCATTGCTTAGCTTTTTTGATTATTGATTTTTGAATATTCTTGAGTTGCTTGTTGTATGTGCTTTTCGCTTTCTTGTCGTATTTAAACTTTAAAATTCTGCAAACTTGCTCTTCTGTTTTGTGGTTAATATATAATAACTCATACACTTTCCACTCTACTGGCTTTAAAATTTCCTTCATTTTCTTGTGAAGGTTTTCAGTAGCTTTTTGTATGTCTGTATCTAAGCTTAATTGGTTATTTATTTCGTAAGAATGATCTTCAATTGACACCGCCATTTTTAAATCGTAAGCATTCTTTTTTGTTTTGAGCCAGTTTTTGAACATTGGGCAACCCTGATCTTGTTTGCCGTATATTCTGCACTCATTTTCTCCAAGAGCCGCAGCACATTTTAAACATGGGCGGGCATAGTTTCCGTAATTGTTTCTTATTAAGTTTTTTATCTGATTAGATATTATCCGATTTATCCATGGAAGGATAGGTTTGCTCTCATCATAAAGATTCCATTTTTTGTAAATGTGAAATCTAATAATTTGAGAGACATCTTCGAAGTCGATCCAGTTAAGCGTAGATAAGGTCCATTTATTTTTACGCTTTAGGATCTCAGTATTAATTAAATTAATGCAAGCTTCAAATTTTATTTTATTCTTCTTCATTCATAGATTGTCGAGAAGGATAGTATCCTGCTTCTCGTTTAAAA